AAAACAATACTGCAATAAGGACATCTAACCTCGTCAACTCCTTCAAGTGACAAGTAAATAAGAGGATGACCTCCTGAGTCCTCACCCCTGCAACATACTGTTTTTTCATTAAAGACTTCTATTATTTTCATAACTTTGTTCGAGCTCCTGAGTGACCTGAGCCACCACAGGCATTGCACACATAAGTCGTATCTATTTCTTTATCTTTAAATCTGTCAGGACGGATAAAACCATTGCCGTGACATTCTTCACAGACTTCATAAACTAAAATTCTTTTTTTTAAATTCATTTTTCTCCACTTAGTTTTGTTTTCGGTCCCAACATAGCAGGAAAAAGCCATTTACTTTTTTCTAGCCATATCATCTTTTCCACATAAGACATTTTATTAAGGTTCAAAAGACCTTGAAATGCTTCTTCGTGTTCTTTTGTCCAACCTACTTTATTTTTTCCTGTCATTATTCTTTCTCCTTCGTTACACATTGCTGTTTATATTTTGTATATCCAAATATATCTAATGATGGGTTTTTTGGGTCTGCTTTCGACCATCCTTTATCAACCCACACACAAGTATATTCTCTTTCATTGTTTTTCTTTTGCACAAAAAAATCGGCATTGCTCCATGTATATAAATTTATTACTAATCCTACAATTAATGTTTCCATTATTACTCCTTATCTTTTATTTGATCCCATTTATTTAATTTATATTTTTTAAACCAAGTGACAGGGTCATTGCACTTAGCTGCTTTTATTTTTTTATTTGGATTTTTATTTTCAAAGTCTTCAACAAGTTTTGTAATTGCTGTTTGACACTCTACATATTTAAAATTAGGAATATGTTTCATTGTCAATTTATTATTATATTCTATCCAAATAGTTAAAATAAACCAATTAAACATCGATGCCTAATTTCTTTCGTGCTTTTTGTCGTATGTTGAAAGTCTTTTCGTCATAACATCCCCATCCTTGAATGTCGATGTCATTTTCTTGCTCATACATTTCAACCTTGTCCCAAATTTCATCTATGATACAAGCTTCAACTTCACCATAAACAATCTCTTCACCAGTATAAAGAAACAGTAGTAAAATCCACTTCATTTTATCTCCCTACAAAAAACTCTAAAATGATCATCAAAATGGTCACACTTTGTTACTACAAGTGCTTTCATTTTATGACCACCATATTCAAAAGTTGTATCTGTTCTTATAGGAATTCTCGTAGGTATAGAAACATAAATACCTTTTTCATAATCTTCATGAGGTTGCTCATCGTCTCTATAACCTGTAGCATAATTTTTATTATCCATGTAAACTAAAAATTGTGCCCATCTAAGTTTAGTCTCTGGCATTGGATTTTTTTCCTTTTTCTAAAAGATGTTGAGAAAAGGCTTCATAACTTGTGCCCTCTTTTCGAGCTTGATAACGAATTGTTTCATCAATCATCTTGCTAATCATATTATTAGGTCTTCTATATTTTACTGAGCACAGACCTTTTAATTTGTAGTAACAATCTTTTCTTATAGCAACTGTATGCCATTTTGTGGTATCCATATTTTTTCCTTATTTAAAATTAATATCAATTTTAAATATATATGACTAAATGTGATAATGCAAGCTAATTGACATCTTTTATAATCTTTTTTATACTTTATTATGAAAGGAAGTGAAAATGGCAATAGCTGAATTGTTACATGCTAAGATGTCTTTAGAATCTAAGTGGAATGCCATGTATAATGAAAGTGGTGTTTACTCTGTTGAGATGAAAGATATTGAGAAAAAAATTGAAGCTATAAAGCAAGCTTTGGTACTAGCCGATATAAGAGAAGCAAAAGCGAAATACTAACTCGCTTCACCAAAGTCTTTGCCTAACGCAACATCTACTACACTTGGAACTCTTAGTTTCACGCCATCCTCCATCACTCTCTTTATTTTCTGGGCATGCTCCTCAGAAGAAACATTAAAACATAATTCATCATGTATCTGTAATAAAGCCAAATCACCTTGCTCATAACAATCAACAATGGCTTTTTTTGTTTGGTCAGCTCCTGATCCTTGAATCAATCTATTCAAAGCTTTGTAAGTAAAAGCTCTTTTAATATTACTCGCACCATATTTTGCAGAAGCGTTCTCAAATTTCTCAGGAGTATGAATACCAAAATCTTTTGTTTCCCACATATCAAAACGACATTTTCTTCCAAGTTTAGTTCGAATAACTCCTTCACTGTTTGCTTTTTTCATACATCTATCTGATAATAATTTTACGAAAGGTGCTTTGCGATTAAACTTAGCAATGAGTGCACTAGCTTGATCAAAACCTAAACCCAACATATTAGCTAATTTATTTTTACCCATACCATACATCAAACCAAGACCGATTGTTTTTGCCTGCTTTCTATCTATACCAACTAAGTCAGCTACAGTCTGATGAAAGTCAGCGTCAGCTTTTGTGTAAGCTTCCACAAGCTCTTGTGATCCCTCATAGCCTTCACCAATACTTGAAGCATAATGCACCACCAAACGAGGTTCTTGTTGAGAATAATCAAAAGAACCCCATTGGTAGTTCTCTTCAGGAAGGAAAAGTCCTCTAATTATTGGTCCGAATTCTTTATTGCGTGCAGGTAATTGTTGTAGGTTAGGACTTGACATACTTAGTCTTCCACTGACAGTGCCTCCTGTATCAGAGCGTAATTGATTTATTTCGGCATGAATTCTACCTTTATGTTCAAACTTCATTATTGAATTTAAAAAGGTGTTGTGAAATTTATTTATTTCTCTAGCCTGCACAATCAATTTAGAAATTTCATGATCAGAATTTATTAACCAATTTTGTGTAAAACTTGGTTCACCACTTTTAGGTGTTTTAGGATAAGTGATACCTAATTTATCGAAACCAAAAGCAATTTGTCTTGCTGCCCAAATATCTATTTCTTTTCCTACAAGTTTTTTTATCTTAAGTAAAATATCTTTTTCTTTTTCAATAAATTTTTTTTGTAAGGAGGATGCTTTTTCAACATCAACTCGAATGCCCTTTTTCCTCATCTTAATTAGTATTGGCAACAAGCGTCTTTCAAGATCCCAGACAGTCTCTAAATTTTGTGAGTGTATCTCATGTTTAAATCTTTGCCATAAAAGGTAAGTGAGCCGTGCATCTTGTTCAGCGTAGTATCCAACATGTTCTGCTGGCAACATCCACATCTCGGCTTTTGGATCAACGCCATGAGCCTGAGCTGCTTCATTCAAATCGGTCTCCGCTTTTAACTCTCCTAAATAGTCCTTAGCTAAAGCGTTTAATTTATAGGTGTATCTATTCTCATCAATTAAAGCTCCTGCAATCATGGTATCAACGATCTCTCCTTTAACCTCGATACCATAAGCGTTAAGCCATCCAACATCATACTGGGCATTATGAAAAATTTTTCGGCAAGGTAACGAACAAATGTCATTCATATATCGCAACACCTGTTCTTTAATTAAGTTACCTCCACCGAAATGACCGAAAGGATAATAGCCTTGCCATCCTTCAGTGGCGATAGCAAAGCCGATTATCTCTCCTTGGTTTGTTGCCCAACCAGCTCCTAATCCATTATTAATTCCGTCATCTCTAGTCTCTAAGTCTATTGCAATTTCCTGTGCATCGGACAGATCCTTATACTCACTTGGAGCTGACCAAATATGTTTTTTAAAGTTAAATGTAAGTTGTAGGCTAGTCATTAGCGGTCACTATTTTTTTTTGCCAAGTTGGTTCAGCATCGTCTGTTGGTAAATACACTTCAACATAAGCACCACAATTCGGACAGGATAAATTTGTGACCATACAAAATTCATCATGCTCATCTTCAATATCATGATCACCACCCCAAATTAATTCTGTATCACAGTGCCAACATTTCATTCGTAGTCTCTTTCTTTTATCATTTCTAAATAGTGAATAGCTTTCTCAATGTCTTTTTTTCCACCACCACCTTCTTGATTATGTCTCGATGTATATTTAATAACATTACCTTCAGGAAATTTTAAATTATTGACTAATATAAATTGACCAGGCTGTATGTGAAAATTTTTATAATGTTTGCTTCCTTTTTTCCAAACATTATCCTCAACAACTGTGTCATAAAAACCTTTCCATAAATGACCAAACTTATCTAAATCATCTGGGTCTAGTTGATTTTTATATTTTTTAAAAAAGCGTGAGAGCATATTTGAAATATCACTTTTCATAATAATCCCTTTCTATTTCCTCCAATAAATCCTCAAAGCGTAATTCATTCTTATCTTCTAAAAACTCTATAGTTAGAACCATTCTAATTCCGTTATAATTTAAAACCATATGATCTTGTTGATTGTTAAGTAAAAACCTACTACCAGGAAAATATTGCAGTTCAATAATTGGATGGTTTACATCAAACTCTTTTCTGAAAAAAGTGTATGAAGTATTAGGTGTATTGATCAAACAGTTTACTGTGACACCTCTATTTGAATCTTTGTGCCAGTTGTACATTGTCTGATGTTCCATTTTTAAAACACCAGCTTTATAAGGATGTCTATCATATAGCCACTTATAAAAATGATCTCTAAATAAAACTTCTTTATCAATGGGACAAGCTGTAAAATTAAAGTAGTTTACCCATTCAGTTTCAGGATTAAAAATTATGTCATGTAGCTCAGGACTGTAAAATTGACCCACTCGAAGTTCTTGAAAAAAAGGTTTCATT